CCGGAGGGGTTGGGCCTGTGATACATGTTGACAGAGTACCGCTTGACAAGGCGGAGATAGAGAAGATTGTCAAGGATTGGTCAGGCGACCGGTACCGGCAGAATTTGCAATATTACAAGGGCGGAAACACTAACATCATGACCCGTAAGATGGCAGTGGGGGCAAGTGATATCAAAGTACCGATACCATATGCCAGGAAGATCATCAACACTGTCACAGGGTACATGTACAAACCTGGGCTGATAACCTACCCGGACATCCCTGATAACGTGTTACAGATATTTGACGACAACGATGAGCCGATGAAAACAGCGTCACTCGGTAAACAGACATCGATACAGGGTGTAGGCTATGAGATCCACTACACTGATGGTGACGTGAAGGGTTTCGCCAAAGAGAAAGCGGAAAACATGATACCGCTATATGACTATAGCATTGACCCTGAGTTGGTCGCAGCTATCAGAATATCCAGGCGAGGCGAGGATGAGCGATACTTTGTCTACTATGCTGACGTTGTGCAGGAGTGGGAGAAGCGAGAGGCGAGCAAAGATTTATACATGGTAGATGAGACACCGCACCTATACGGACAAGTGCCGGTTGTCGTATTCGAAAATAACGAGGAACACATCGGCGACTTTGAGCCGGTGAAAAACCTGATAGATGCATATGACATATTAGCGTCTGACAGTATGAATGAGTTTGACCGCTTTGCTATGGCGTACATGATACTGAAAGGCTACAACGCAAGTGATGATATCGACAACATGAAACAAAAGCGGATTTTCGGCGTTACTGAGGAGGGGGCTGTAGAGTTTCTTACCAAGGACATCCCGTCTGAGTTTATACAGTTTATGTCGGGTTGGATACGCAAAGAGATACACAAGCAAAGCCATGTACCTGACTTTTTAGAGGCGGGGGCGACCGGGGATGCACTGTCCGGTGTGGCTATTGACAAGCTGCTGTATGATTTTGAGTTTATTGCTGCGACCAAACAAGCACTGTTTGAAAGTGGTCTGAGGAAGCGGCTAGAGCTGATAGACCCAGGGTTAAGGGACATTGAGATAGTGTTTGACCGCAACAAGCCGCAGTACCTTATTGAGCTTGCACAGACAATGCAGATATACGCCGGGCACATATCGCAGGGAACGCTGTTGAAAAACTTTGCGCCGTTTGTCGATGACGTAGACGAGGAGATGGCATTGATACAGGAGGAGGGGAATTTGTATGAACCTTCCGAGCGAGAAGATATACAAGAAGATATCGAAGATTGAGGATAAGTACACCCGCGAGCTTTTTAAAAACTATCGGATGGCCCTTGATGATATCAGGGATATATTGGCGAAGTTATACGAAAAGCAGGGGGATTTGACATGGGCGGAGATGGCAAAATACAACCGCATGTCAAAACTACAAGATGAGATATCCAAGATATTGGGGCCGACGTTTAGCAAAAATGTGAACCTGATAAAAAGGTTACAGACTGCGGAATATGGGCAGGCTTTTTTTATGCACTGCTGGGCGGTGGACAATGGATATAAGGTGAGGCTTAACTGGGGGCTATTGAGTCGCAAGGCGATAGAGAAAGCGGTGGAGAACCCGCTGTTGAAAATAGCAGAGGGTAGGCTGCGGCAGGATGGACGTACAAAGATTCGACGAGCTATTACACAAGGTCTTATCAGAGGTGATGGATATCCACAGATGGTCAGCAGCGTTAGAGATGCGATTGATGGCAACAGAGCGGATGCTCTGCGAATATTGCGAACGGAAGGACAGCGGGCAGCGGTCATGGGACAACAAGCCCAAGCAGAGGAGTCCCGACGGCTAGGAATAGATATTATCGAGCGGTGGGACGCAACGCTTGATAGCAAGACCCGCCCACGACATGGGGAGATGGATGGGCAGGTAAAGAAAGAGGGTGGCTTTTATTCGCCGGGGATCGGATGGTTTCCAGGTCCGCTGCAAAGCAACGTAGCGAGCTTTGATATCAATTGCCGGTGTAGTGTAGATGAGGAATTACCTGACGACCCGCCGGTTATCAGGCAGGACCAGGAGCGTGGTGAGGCGATACCGAATACGACGTTTTCTAAATGGGCGAAGGAAAATGACTTGACAGTCAATAAGTACGGTCAGGTTTATTACGATAGGAAATTCACAAATAAGGGAGATTAGAAATGGAAGAGGAACAGGTGCAGGCCGAAGAGCAGGTGCAGGAGCCAGATGATCAGTCTGTAGATTTAGCTAAACAGATTGAGGATAAATTTAAAAAAGAACTTGCTGGCTTGAATAGAAAAGTCAGCGAGTTGTCGAAAGAGAAAGAAGAGCTTTTGAGTGCCACCTTGACGCAGGAAGACCGGCTGAAGCGTAAGGACGAAATACTGGCAGAAAAAGAGGCAGAGCTAGAGCGGAAAGCCAATGAGCTGCGGCTTAAAGAATTTGCACAGGAAAAGGCAAAAGAGCTGAAAGCACCGCCTAGGATACTGAAACACGTATCGGGCAACAGCGAAGATGAAGTCGAAGAGAGTATCAAAGAGGCTCTTAAAGACTATTACGAAACCTTTGAGGAAGAGTTTTACAAACGCTTTCCCGGAAAGAAACCCGATGCAAGCGACTCCGGCAATTGGACATACGAAGAGTTAGTAGGGATGTCGGAGGCTGAGCTAAAAGAACGGGGCGTAACCGGTGAGGACATTGTAAAAGCAATGGAACGCTCAAAGAAAAAATAACAGGAGAACATAATGGCAATAGACCTTTTTAAGCCCACATTATGGTCAAATATGCTTATCAATAACATGGACAAAGCCCTTGTATTTGGTAACATTGTAAACCGAAATGTGGAAGGCGAAATTAAAAAAGGTAACCAGTTAAAGATTCTCGAGATTGGTGATATTACTGTCGCTGATTATACGAGTACAAGCGGGGTTACCTATCAGACATTAGGAGACGCAAGCAAAACCTTGGTTATCGACCAGGATAAATATTTTGCGTTTGAAGTAGACGATGCGGACGCAGTACAATCTAACGTTGAAGTATTTGGGGCCGCCACGGCACGTGCCGGTTTCCACATGGCGGATACGTTTGACCAGTACATCGCAGGGCTGTATACCGAGGCGGGAGTGTTAGACACTACCTATCTTGGCAGCTCATCTACCGGATTAAAAGTAAATGCCAACGACATGGTTAAAGTTATATCTGATATGGCTAGGAACCTTGACGAGGCGAACTGTCCACGGCAAGACCGATTTATTGTGTGGGATGCTACCCTGTGGCAGTATTTAGTAGTTGCGGAAGTTGTAGCGGGTACAAACTACCCGGACAGCCCGAATGCACCTGCTTATTTTGGTGGGCTTGCACCGGCAGTTAATAGGCTTGGATTCACTCATTACATGAGCAACAACGTTAATTCAGATTCTAGCGACAAGCTTGTTATGTTTGGGCATAAGTCTGCGATTGCTGCGGCAGTGCAGATTGATAAAGTAGAAGCGATACGTAGAGATGCGTATTTTGCCGACGGTATTAGAGGACGTATGGTTTATGGTGCGAAGGTTGTAAGACCCAACCGCCTTGGACTTGCTCGACTCTATCCCGGTGGCGTAACGAGCTAGGGGGTAAATTATGGCTAGTGCAGCATTAACAGTACAAAAATTAGCACGTAACAAGATGAGTACCGGACCGGATCACATTCCGATTGTATCTTCAAACGGGTTGTTTTCAACCGGGGTTGGTGCGGAAAAGTCAACTGATGGACCTGATTTCTACATAGAAAACTATGCAGATTTTGACAATCTGTATATAGCTCTTCTGTTGGGAACCAGTACCGCCAAATGGGGCTTTAAAGTTTCCTCGACCGGCTGTACCTTCGGGTCAGAGGGTCTCGGGGATTTCACCTATAAGTCAACTGTAGAGTGGGATTTCGGAACCGATGGAGCAGGGGTACAGCTTTTTGGCCCGTTTGATGCTTCCAGGTTCAAGGATGTTTCAACCGGCGGAAATAAACTGTCTGTTTCTTTTGGAACGACAGGCACGTCCGCAGGGCTCGCAGGTTGTAAGATTGCGGCTTTTGCGATTGCACCGAATACCTAAGATTAACGCCCCTCTTCGGAGGGGCTTTTTAAAGGGGGAACAATGAGTAAACAGGAAGAGTATAAGGTAACGAAACCGATACCGAAAAAGGTTTGTATTTTGGGTACCGCCGAGACAATGAGTCAGGCCCCGTTTGATGACCCGACGGTTGATATATGGGCCGTGGCAACGTGTTTATTGCGTGAAGAGTGCAAACGAGCCGATCTTGTGTTTGAGATGCACAAGCCGCACCATTGGCACAAAGAGGGCCGTCTTGAGTCGTTAGTCAAAGCAGAGGTGCCGGTCATGATGATAGACAAGACCGCCGAAGTGCCGACATCACAGCGATTTCCGATAGAACGGATATGGGAAAAGTACCCTGAGCGAAAATACTTTACCAATACTATATCGATGATGATAGCCTGGGCAATGGTTTTGGGCTATCAGGAAATATCGCTATTCGGTGTCCACATGGCTACACAGGGCGAGTACACCTTTGAGCGTCCGAATTGTGAGTATTGGCTCGGCAGGGCTGAACAAGCAGGGATTAACGTATTTCTTCCTGACGGTGCTGATATGTTGAAGGCGACGAGCTTGTATGGGTATGAAGAGAGCAGGGCTTTCTCACAACTGCAAGAGCGGATGAATTGGTACAGGAAACAGCAGGAGCATGCTAATCAACAGCTTGAGCAAGCGAAAGCCGTTTCGTATCAGTATAAGGGTGCAATAGAAGTCGGTAATTATATATTACAGGTGTTAAGAACATGATAACGTTAGCAGAGGCAAAGGCATATTTAAAGATAACCTCGACCGGGGATGATACGCTTATTTCAACGTTGATTCCAGAAGTTGAAGAGGATGCTATTTATTATATGCAGAATGCCTTTCAAGATGATTTCATCTACCGTGAACACTCGTTGTCTTTTCAGGCAAGCACTGGAGACGGTGACAAGATCATAGATGATAAGAGCCTTTTCACGGAATGCTTATTTTCCTCCGGGATTGAGATATGGGTAGAGGGTGCATGTAGCAACAAAGGCAAATTCACCGTTGCTGCTGTATCAAGCGGGGAGCTGACTCTCTCGTCAACTGATAGTATTATTACGCAGTCATCTACGATGTATCAACCTTCCGGGATGGTCAGAGTGTCGTATATCAACATGCCTGCGGCGGTGAAGCCGTATCTTGCGCAGATGATCGGTTGGAGACTGTCGGAAGAGGGCAGCTATCCATTAGACTATGCGTCTGACTCGGGAGAAGGGCAGGGTGTAAGTTATGTGGGTGGACAAAGCTACCCGCAGCGGGTGTTAAGCGGATTGAACAGGTGGAGAAATATAAATGCCCGTTAAAGTCACAAGCACCATGCAGGGTAAAAACTACTCTGACGTTATTGATAAAGTAGCAGAAAAGGTAGTCAGAGAATACGGCATTACCATACAGAGACAGGCGAGGGCGTTGGCGGCGGTAAAGACCGGACGGCTTAAAGGCAGCATCACCTATCAAACCGAACACTTCGGCGGGAGTCCAAAGTCTCCCGCTACCGGGGCTGACGTTATTGATAAACCCACCGATGAGCACACTTGTTATGTCGGAACAAACGTCTCTTATGCACAACACATGGAGTATGGGACCGATCGGAACATCACGGGGCAACCTTATTTACGTCCTGCGGTGGATATTGCGAAAAAAAGCGCAGGGGCAGCGGCGGCGTTAGAAATACGCAAGGCAATGAAAGCCGAAAACGCACAGAGGTATATAGCGATATAAGGGGAAACAATGCCGAAGATATCAGAATTAACAGAAATTACAGCACCGACACAAAATGATTTGCTAGCGGTTGTCAATAATTCAGCGACCAAAAAGGTTGCTATTGATAACCTACTCACAACTCAACATTCAGATGTCACGGTATGGGATGACCTGCGAGTACCAGTAA